AAACTCTTTACGATCGCCAAAGAACACTCCTACATCTAATCCCATATTGATATAGTCAGCTTCTGTTTGTGTAACTAACGATTTGTTTGGAACAATAACTATTGTACGTCCATGTGCTTCACACCTATGACTTAGCACTGCTGTGATTAATGTTTTGCCTGCACCTGTTGCTACTTCTTGTATGCACTGTGGATTTTCTAAAAACTTGTTAACCACTTCAACCTGATAGTCACGTAGCATTATTGGTTCGCCTTCAACAGGGTGATTTGGAGGCCATACATAATCACTATAACTATCTTCTTGGACTCTTTCAAATCCATAATCAGTTGAATAGTCACGAATATCTTCTACTTCAATATTGTAGTGCTGTTCTTCTAGCACAGGAATAATGTCTGGAAGTAGATTAACAAATGAACTTCCACCGAGTTGAAAGAATCCAACTTTGCCGTCCCACCTACCTAATCTAACAGCAGGCATATAACGAGCACCAGGAACTTCATACTTAAATTTATTAGTCAGTGTTTTACGAGCATCAAGTTCTAGTCCTTCAATCTTGATGTTTACTTCATCACGTACTATGATTTTACAATTTCGCATATAGTTATTATATAGTATAAAAGGTGAAAGGCACACTAATTTGGTAATGTGCCTTTCGATAGTCAGTTAGAAAGATGTTAGGAGCGATACTAACTGACTAAAAACTAAGCCGCTCTGCGTTTCATACAAGTTACTTCGGCCATTGCTCTCCAGTTTGATTGTGACACTTTTCTAAGATCAGCAACCTTAAGTGCCATACGCAGACTTACTTCGTTTAACTTTTCACAGTTGTCTGTTAAGAAATCTAATATTTCTTCTTGCTGGTGTCCATTTAGATCATAGTCTTGAAACAGAGCACCTGTACCAGCAATTTGTTTAATACGCAATAGTTTATCACGCATTGTGTCTAGTGTAAGATCCAAGTAGTGACATCTTGATTGAACAGCCTGTAAGTGATCCTGTAACTTTTTACTTCTAATATTATCAAACTTAACATTAGTAATAAAAATTGCTGAACCTTTAAAATCAAATGTTTCAGGTACACCTTCATTGCGTAGTTTATATGAATCAGTGTTCCAACAAATTCTACGAGTCTTCTTTGAATCAAGTGCCGCTTTGATAATGTTTAGTGATAGTTCATCTTGTAAAACTGAATCACAATCATCAAACACCAGGACATTATCTTTTTCTTTGTAGTTAAAAAGTTTAGTATATAAACCAATAGCTGACATAGCACCTTTAACTACATCAAAAGGTTTAGGACGACTAGCTAGTTGAGTCATTAAACTAGCTTTTTCAAGTTGCTGTTCAACACCATATGACTTACCTACCCCTGGAGGGCCTACTACGATCATAGCTCTAACATCACCGTTGATGCAGGCTTTAGTCATATCGTCTAGAATATTGAATCTTTGTTGAATACGCTCAATGATTTGAGCATCTGTTTCTTTTTTAAATTTTATTGCTGTTGACATACTCGCTCCTTAATATGTTTATTTGCTTTCCTAACTTTATTATTATATGACCAACTGAATTAATTGTCAACCGTTTTTACCACTTTTTGTTTAATTAATTCATATACGTCTTCTAGGTCATGATCATCAACATTGATTCCTAACATAATCAGCTGTTTTTGCAAATTGTTTATAGTGCTTATGGACAAGTCATCTACCTTTGCCCATAAGTTTTGATCTGTATACTCTTGATAGTCCATCACGTTACCACCAACTGCTGTAAAAGACTTTCATACCTTTGGATATTGCTTCTAAGGCATCTTTAACAAAGAACTTGTCGTTCTGCTTGTAAAAGTCATCAGCATCACCACCATAAAAGAAGCCAGTGGTATCAGGCAGTCTATTAAAGCAGACATCTTCAAACAGCTTGTCAAGATCAGCTTTAGTTAATTCAACTTCAACACAATTAAAAGATTCCTCAGTACCACCCTTAGCACGATATAACTTTTCCATCCAACCATGCAAGTTAGGATGCTTTCTCCACTCAGCTAGCTTTGTAGGCTCTTGAGTTTTGTCTGCTGTTGGATCTATTGCATACGCTGTCATATCTAATCCCATTGTCTGCTCCTTTATCTTATTTGTTAACTACATTATAGCAATTTTGGATTTTTTGGTCAACCACTAAATTATACCTGCACCTTGAAGTAATAGGTCTACTAACATAAAGCCAGCAAGAAAAAACATAGTAAACAAAAAGGTTTTAGCTACTCCGTTTATAAAATTTACCTGGCGAAACATTTTCTCTAAATTCTTTTTATCGTTGGGTGTTAACATATAATTCTCCTTGAGTTTATTTAAATTACTCAGTAATTATACTATATGTTGTGTTTTATGTCAATACCTTTGACTAGATATTGTGTAAATAGCCACAAAAAAAGCACTATCTCTAGTGCTTTCTTTATTTTAGCTCAGTGGTAGAGTCAATCTTTACGCTGGTAGCGGTGGATTATACTCAAATGTTGGTATAGTTAAGTTTGCTGTCATTGTTAAAACTTCGCCGTTACCTACTGATGGTTCTGTATCTGCAACAGCTAGAGCATTACCGTCAAGTTGACCATTTGAAAGTTCTTTAGCTACTGCTTCATATTGTGCTGGATCCATATTACCTGTTTCATTGGCTTCCATAACTACTCTTGCATCGTCAGCTGGTTTTGATGTTCCTGCTTGTAGTTTTGAACGAACATCTGATGTTAAACTATCACCTAGTGTCGTATCAATATATGTTTGCTCTTCAGCTGTAAACATATCGTCTGCTGATGTAAATGTTGCAATTTTATCTGTAAAGTAAGTTAAAGGAATCGTTGTTTCTGGATTCACTTTGTTACATTCTAAATTACCTAAGTTAACATATGCACCTTCGCTACCTGTAACAGTAACTGACCAAGCTGTGTCACCTGACACATCTTCAGCTAGTTCAAATGTAAATAGTTCTGCACTTGGAAAGTCGCCGTCATGTGGTTCTGTATCTGCAGTAACAGCACCATTGTAGACTTCTGTTCCGCCAATGCTGACTGCAACATTAACAGAACCTGTTGTGTCATGAGCACAACCGTATTGTTTAAAAGTTCTTGCCATTTTATAATTCTCCTAATTTAAGCATGCTTATTGCTATGTTTATTTATCTATTCGCCAGAATTGCTTTAATATATTGTTATCTATTTGATGTGGTTTAGGATCACCGTGAAATACTACAATACTTGCATCTACGGGTATGTCAACGTCTATTTCATCTTTATGCGGATACGATCTATTCTTAAAGTCCATACCGCCATGCAACACTTGCCATCTATAACTTACAATTTTTTCAGGCGGTAGTTCACGTTTAGTATCTACTATTTCTTCATCAATATAATTTTGATCACCGTGGTACATATGCGTTATACGTTCTTGGTTATCTCTATATTTGACCCATACATGATCATAGTTTGCAGTATTAAAAACCATAACGCTTGAATTGATTGCATGCCTATGACGTTTCCATAAACATTTAAAATCCTTTGCGGCATGAAAGTTTTCATAAGATAGTTTACGCATCCAATCTAAGTTGCCTGTTATGATAACGTCAAGATCCATATAGATAATTGGACCGCTATATATTTTAGGATTAAACAGTTGTGTTTTATACCACCAGGCTTTTTTAGGACCACTAAGTCCAATGTCAACTAAGTTGTGTTTGATATATCCTGCTGGTACCTCAAGTTCTCGTTCGGTCCAGACGTGCATACGTATAGGTGATGATATATTGCGTTGGATACTTGCTTTTAGTATTTCAACATACTCCCAACTGTAATAATTGCCGTGTATTAAACACCCAAAGTCAATCACTCTATCGCCCATTTTAACCTCTCATACCATCGACCGTCTCTAATCTCATCTACTGTATACTCTGTGTGTGCCATCTCAACATACCATTTATCTCTGGTATAAAGATCAATTACAGGTTTATCTAAGTTACTGTACTTATTACTACAAGGATAAGCAAGACTAGTTTCATCTACTATAATTGGACAACCATGTATTAAACTTTGCACTGCTGGACCTGCTGAGTTATAGTTTATCATTGCCCAATAATTAAATTCAATATCAAAATCATCATATGTACTTTCTATTTTTTTAGGTGTTTCAAATTCATAGTCTAAAAACTTTTGTCTGTCAAACACTGATCTTGGGTGAGGTCTGATAATAATAGGTCTATCTGTTTTTGCTTCTATATTTTTTATTGTATCGTGTAGCCAATATTCCATCCCATGTATATCACTTACTTGTTCACTTTTATCATGCTGTAGGCAGACTAGGATTGATTCTTTTTGATAATGTCTGCGTGGTGGGTGTAATTCAGGTAAGCCTAATTTCTTAGGTCTATCCCAATCTAAATTATCTTTATTTCCGTAAGTGCCGTCATTTGTTATGTGGTTAAGAGCTACTTTCCAGGTGATATTGCGTTGTAGGGCGCCTACTTCAAGTATTAGACAGGGTTTATTGTGGTTTTTAAAGTGGTTGTATACTTCTTCATTGCCTCTCATACGACCCGCCCAGAGACACGACCATATAACTGCAACATCTGCATTTATATCGTTTTCTACTATTTTGTAATGTTTGCTAGCACTCTCTAGGAATGCTTCAATGACCGGCTTAGAGTTAAGACTGCAATAGTCCGGAAAATAAGTTAGTGTTTTCATAATCTGTGTAAATACTTATATGAAATACACTCTAATAACAACTTTTCACAAGCCTGGATTGGATCAATATGCACAAACCATGATTGATACTTTTGAAAAATATTGGCCTGATTCAGTTGATTTAGTATGTTATGCTGAAGACTGTACTCCTATAACAACTAAGAGCAATGTAAAAGTTGTTGACTTGCATGAGCGTTCCCCTGAACTTGTTGCATTTAAAAATAAATTTAAAACAGTTCCTTGGGCCAATGGCGAAGAGATGAAAGAAACAGGACTAAAGTTTGAGCAAAACAACTTTAAGTGGGACGCTGTTAGATTTTCAAACAAAGTATTCACAGTTATAGATGCCTGTCAGACCATAGATAGTGATTGGGTAATATGGATTGATGCAGACTCAAAAACACATAGTCCGGTAACAGAAGAATTTCTCAGCCAAGTATGCCCAGGTAGTCACTTTGTAAGTTATCTAGGACGCAGAGCCAAGTATCATTCAGAGTGTGGTTGGGTAGCATACAATGTCAAACACGCTGACTGCAAAAAGTTTATGCTTGATTGGCGTGACTTGTATGTTAACGAAGGTGTATTTAACTTAAAAGAATATCACGATAGTTATGTGTTTGATCATATACGTAAACAATATCAAGAACAAGGCACAAAGTTTTATAACTTGTCGCCTGAGCTACCAGGTAAAGGACCTGGACATCCATTTATTGCTAGTCAACTAGGTACAGTAATGGATCATATGAAAGGCTTTAGACGCAAAGAGCTAGGCCATAGTTTCCCAGAAGATGTTACTATAAGAAATCAAGGTGCAAATCAAAACGTTAAGTATTGGAAACGTGTTACTAAGAGTTAGGTAAACGACTTCGCATAAAGCGATACGCTTCTCCAGATTGTACTTCAGCTGTAGTCCAATGACACTGTGCAAGTTTATGATAAAACTCTTGTCTATCGTGCTTTGTAGGTATTTCAATGTGAGACAAATCAGTATTGCAGTAAGGGAAAACCTGACTACGTTCTGGTTGTGGATCTGTAACAAATACCGGTACTCCACATAATAAACTAGCAACGCCAGGTGAAGAATTATAAGTCACTGTTGCATGTGTACGATCAAGTTGCGTTATAAGATCAACTTCTTTAGGATTTTGTTTTGTTACATTACGCCATCGTGTATTATCAAACTGCTGAATTGTTTCTAAATTGCCTGGATGTCCTCTAACAACAATTGGTCTATCTGTACTTGCTCTAACAACATTAATAGTTTTGGTTATCCAATTTAAAACATCTTCGCCTGCCATTGACCACCCACCACTTCGTTGTAAGCATACTAAAATATCTGTACCTGAGTGATAGTCACGTTCCTCAAATCCATATGACTGTTTAATTTTGTTCCATCTAGATAGATCAGGATTTTTATTAAAGTACCAAGCGTCATTTGCAAATATGCCATCTAGTCCGTAACGTAAATATTTGTTAATATCTTGTGGATTCATAAATTGATAAAGATTGCTATCAATGATTAAACTGTGTTTACCATGCTGTCGTTGATGATCAATTGCATTTTTTCTAATTAATAGATGTGGACTTTGTCTGCTGTGTTCGTGTACATATCCTTGTATTACAGCAATGTCGCAGTTGACAATACGATTGTCTTCTACTAGTACAACTTTATCACCTACAGCTCGTACACCGTCGTGCCAACTACGCAAGATCATTTTTTTAAATTCGTTCTTGCTTCGTTTAGGTATTCCGCTAAGGTAAACGGCTACTTTCATTTACTATTCCATTCCTGTACTAATCTCCAGGCATCACCGTTTTGTAACTCAGCTTGTGTAAATTGATGATAGGCAAGATTACTTAACAAGTACATAACTTCATCTTGACTTGGATATAAAGGTGTTTCAATTTTACTTAAATCATTTAAACATAGAGGTGACCCGGCATTTTGCCCTAGAACAAACGCAGGTTTGCCCTCCATTAATGCTTCAATGCTAGCAATTGAATTGTAAGTAACTAAACAGTGTATGTCATCCTGAAGAGCTTGTTGTATAGTGTCTTGGTAGACTCTTTCTTTTCTTGACTTTTTAAGACGAACTACAATTTCTCTATCAGTATGTTTTTTAATCTGCGATAATGTATTTTCCATCCACTCATCTAAGTCTTCTCCATAAAACTGCATAGCCTTTTCACTGGGCGGACACAATAATATTTTTCCACCTGGAGTAAACTTTTTTGTATACCCATTTGCTTTAATGTATCTATCACTAGGAACATCTCTTAACTTGCCACAATACTGTAAACTATTTTTAGTTACTCTATGCCAGTTTTTTGTTTTTGTATTGCCAAAGTAGCCGGTATCAACAAAGTAAAAGTCTCTCTTATTGTCTTGACACCAATCATAGATATGTCGTTTAGTAATACCTCTAAATGCCAATGGTCGTTTATCTTGTTTAGCTTTTCCGTCGTATATTGTTTTCCAATCAGTTAGTGTGCCGCCAGCACCTTGACAGAAATATTCAACTACCTTGTCCCATTTATATCCTTTATCTCGTAATGATTGACTTAGCTCACTCATATCGCTTACTCCTAATACTCCTTGTGTACTGCGTTGTTTTTTAATCTGTTTAATTATGTCCTGACAAGATTGGGTATTGTATACGTCATACCCATCTAATAATACTTTTTGTAAATCAGTATATAACCGTTTCATTTCTGGGCCGTACGTTACTTGATCAACTTCAATCCTATTTCTTTTATCAACAGGGCAAGACTTTTTGTGCTCCGCTAGATAATCATTCCACAAGTATCCGTACTGTACATCGTTCCAGCTGTTGAGGTGCATTTCAAACGGGAGATCCTTATCATCAAACCAAGGACCACCGTCGGTATAGTGTATAACGTTAGGTGTGCCGTAATCTTTTTCTTTGTAGTATCCCGATAACCAGTTCCAGTTCGGCGGCAATTTCTCAATACTGTTGTCAGAGCCCACCCACTCAAGTCTATGCAAATAGCTAGGTTTCTTTCCATTGACTGCATCTAATGTTAATCGTTGACTGTCAGCAGTATCACAATTGAATACCATCATTGATGACCAATTCTTACGAGGATAAAATGTTTGTAGTTGCCCGTCCATCTTGCTTGCTGTCTTTGGACTATAACCATATTCATCATGTGGCACCACTGCTACTGATTTATGATTGGGCAATAGATCATATACTTCTTTGATATCACTGGTCCATAAAAAATCACAATCACAAAATATAGCTTTACCAGTATAATTCATTAGATAAGGAACTAGGAATCGAGTATATGTAAATTCAGTTGAGGAGTTCTTATCTCTCTCTCTGGTTATTGTACCTTGAGATTCTAGTTCGTTTAATTTGAGATAGTGTATCTTAACAGGACATGATGCGTGTTTCAATATGCTGTATGCACAGACATCTGCGGCAATAGGTTCTCTTGAATCCCAGCCTATAAAAACATTGATTACTGTATGTGGTATTGTTGACATAAACTCAATAATTATATACTAAGTTTATATTTATCAGGTTAGTAGTTGCGGAAGTCGAAAATTTGTTTATTTAACCACATCACTTTAAGATCCTGTTGCCTAACAAGGTTCCATTGATTTAAACTGTTGACTGCTGTTTCAGGTAACAGTTCTTGTTCAGCTAGATCAAACCAGGTTGTAGTACGATAGTCTAATTTTTGAAAGTTAGGTTGTTTATAAGCTACTGCATATATCCAAGGGTTGTTTCTTTCTTTTTTAAAAAATCCATCTTTACAGTCCCAGCCGTTGACAGCTAGGTGATGTATTAGACTGACTAGACTCCAATGATGGTAGTCATGACTATGTTGGTCAGCTATTACTGCATTGTGTTGTAAGAATGTTGATTCTGGAACAGCAATTACTAACATTGCGTTATCTCTTGCTAAATCCCACCAATGTCCTAAAGTTTGCAATGGATTGACAGCATATTGTAAAACATTGTGAGCATAAATTACATCAAATTGACTATGTTTTAATTTACTGTCTTCAAAGTTATCTGTTACCGTTGTGATATTGTGATGGGAATATTTTGAGTCAAACGTATCGTCAATATCAATACCAGTACACTTGATGTTTAAAGGAGTCTCGTCATCTGGGTCAATAGTTCTAGTTGCCCACCAATTTAAATCATGTCCGTTACCGTGTCCAATATCGAGAACAGTTCCAACTGACTCCATAAATGAAGTATAGTGACCAAGTTCGTTTAGGATCTGTAGACTACTGTCGTGACTTTCTTGACCTAATAATTGTCTATACACTAACGTCTTCCATTCCTGATGTTCTTAATCTAACTATGTGTCCTAGCATAAAGTTCTTTGATTCAAAACCTTTTAATATGCCAAGCCATTTGTTTCTTAACAGTGCTACATCATTGATCAATGTTTCAAAGTCAATAACTTCGTCTTCTCCATCCACATACTTTTCTGCATCACGTGATGTTAATGCTCGTTGGTAAGCTTCAAGATACTTTTGAAAGTGCTTACGTCTAATCTTACGTAGTTGTATGTTTAGATAATTAAGCACTGCTTCTATTTCTTGTAATTGATTAAAGCGATGTTCAGTAATACCAGGTAAGTCACGAATGTTCTTTTCTACGTTACCGTATACCGAGCATTCCTTCTTAGCTGTCATTAATTCATTTTCATAAAATAACAGCATATCAGGTATTTTTGTAATATCTTTAGTTACATCACTGTACCAAGTCATTAGTAATCCTCTTCTTCTTCGCTATCGTCAAATTCGTCGCCCCAGACATCTAAACCGTCATCTTCTTCAATAACAGTATCATCATAATCTATTAATGCTTCACGAACTTCTTCGTCATCCATTAGTGTAGATTCTCTGATCTCTTTAGGACTAACACCCTGGGTATCGACCAGAGTGTGTACTAAATCAATGGCGGCTTCTTTGTGATTGCTTTCATTGATATGTGTTTTTAACGTTTCAAAAATTTCTGCAACTGCGTTTAGCATGTTTTTATTCCTTTGTTTCTTCTACTGGTTCTACTGCCTCCGGTGCTTGCATTTCTGTAGCTACATCCATGCTTGCCTCAATATCTTCGATATTTACCTCATTGTTCTGATTTTTTAAGTGTTCCATTACTTTATCTAAACAACCATCAGTATTTGATTCCCATGCTTTACGGAACTGTTTAATTTCATTAGCACTATCTGGCTCACCAAAGCGTAGTCTATTACCGTCTTTCTTAAGTATGCCTTGTTTCTCTGCTAGATCAACTAGTCCGCTGTACGGGTTCATGCCTGTTTCATATGGTATTTTAACTTGCACGCCTTCAAAAGGTTTAGCGTAACGTGTTTTCATAATCTTACAACCAGCTCTAATACCTTTAACTTCTGATATCTTGTTGCCATCTTCGTCTTCTTTCAGTTTCATTTTCTTCATTGCTACTACAATACTTGAAGCGTAAATAAAACCTTGTCCACCTGATATTTTATCATCTGGATCAAACATGTCTTGTGATGCGTATGTATGATTAGTACACACCATACCTACATTAGCACTACCAAACATATTAACTGTATTACGCACTAGTGATGTTAATGCTTTAGGTTTCCTACCCATATCACCTTTCATGTCACCTTTTTCAAACTGAGCAACATCTGTTGGTGTTAACAACATACCCAATGAATCAATAACAAATAATACTTTAGGTCTTTCTTCTTCATTCATAGCACGATACTCAGCCATAAAGTCATTGATAGTTTTAGCTACGTCATCAATCATAGCCATATTGAGTTTGAGCAGTTTCTCTGGTCCAGTGTCAACTTTTAATGCTTGTAGCCAAGCTTCATCAAGTGCGTTCTCTGAATCAATCAGTACTACAAAGATACCTTGTTCTTGTGCTTCTTTAACAATGTTACCTGAACAAATATAACTTTTACCTGCACCTGATTCGCCAGCAAACACTGTTACTTTGCCTAACGGAATACCTTTGTTAAAGTCACCACTAATTAAATAATTTAGGGCATAGTTACCTGTCGATACCCAATCTGTTGGATCGTTAAATCCAATTGATAGTCCAGAAATTGATTTACTAATACTCTTTCTAAACTTACTTACGTCAAATGGTTTTGCCATAATCTCTTCCTTGTTCTTCTTGTGTGTTTAAAAGTAATTTTACAGTCATCAAATAAATTGTGCAACGATTAAATTGCCAAATTAAAAAGTGTGAGCGATAGTATTATATCGCCCACTACTAATTAGTTACGATGTTTTCTGTCTTGAACGGATCATGTTCAAAATATCTTCTGCTTTAGATCCACCCTCAGCCGCTGGTGCTGGTGTTTCTGTTGGCGCCGCTTCAGCTACTGGAGCAGGTGTTACTTCTGCTGTTGGAGCCGGAGTTGCTGGTGCAGTTTCTGCTACAGGAGCCGCTGGAGCCACTTGTTCAAATGTGTCTGCCGCTGGCGTTGTAGTTGCACTTGGTGTAGAAGTTGTTGGTTGTGATCCTTTTGGAGCCATCATACCTGATGGTCTGTAGTACGCACCCCATCTTTCAGCATCATATGGTTGCCCATCTACTGATGCTTCAAACATTTCTTTCATTACTTTTAATTCTTGTTCACTAGGTTTCTTAGGAAGAAAATCTCCTAGTGTAAATAAGCCATGTTCATTAACTGCGGCCTGTTCTGCTTCTGTTAGTGCAGACTCTTTTCTTGCCCAGTTTGATGTTGTGTAATCAGCATAGCCACCTTTTTGTGTTTTAGTAACACGGAAATCTAAACCAGCATTATAGTCTGTTGGTAATTCTTCCATGTCTGGATCCATCAAACTTGACTTAATAATAGTAAAGATTTGAGGACTCATAATAAAACGTCTAATTGGATTAGCTGGTGTAGTATCATCACCTATAGGATTTTGTCTAACAAACCCTTGAAAGATGTATGACTTTTTCTTCCAATACTTACGACCCATTTCTTCTAGTGATGAATCTTTAAACCATGTTCTAACTTCTGCTAGAATTGGGCATGATTCACCCCACATTTCAATACACGGAACTTGAACTAATACGTTCTTGTTATCCATTTCGCCTTTAACGCCGTTAAATGGTAAACGAATCATGTTTCGTTCTTGCCAAAAGAATGTGTTGTTTGGATCTGCGTCTGGAAGGAATCTAATTGCCGCTGATTCGCCTTCTTTGATATTCCAGTGTGCGTAAATTGCGTTATCGCCACCTGAACGTTGATTGTTACTGTTGTTGTTTTCAGAAGCTTGTAATTTTGCTCTGATATCTGCTAAACTTGCCATAATGTATTTCTCCTTTATGTGCCATAATAATTTGCCTTAATGTGTGCCTAATAAAACACTACCTTAATAGTGTAATATAATTTATTTATCCCGTCAACGGTTATATTGGTATATTTTACCAAATGGTCGTAAAAAAAGCACATAAACTAAATTATGTGCTTCTTTTGAGGGTTTGTCAATACTGTTACTTTCTATAGTTTACCAAATCTACTATACGTCCAACTTGACTTTCTTCTACTTTATATACTTTACCATCTACTTCAAACTCATCTTTGCCATCACGTTTAGCGTTAGCAAGGGCTAGTGTAAACTCGTTACCTTCTTCTACATCATCTTCGTTTACTGCATCTGGTTCAACGTTTGAAATAGCAGTTTTTAATAGTTTACCTGTTTCAGTTCTAAACTCAACTGCTTCATCTGTTACTGTTTCAACAGTGCCTTTAGTACCTTTACCTGTAACAATTTGATCACCTACTGATGGTGCATACTGTTCTGTTACTTCTACACTTTCGTTAGCTTGTTTAAGAGCATCATCAACTTCAGGATGGTTAGTTAATCCAGGGTGTATAGCATCAATAGCATCTGTTGCGTCTGTCATATCACCTTTCATGTGCATTGCTATTCTAATAGCTTTTTGGATTTCTTCTTGTGTAAATTTTTCTTCTGCTTCTGCGGCTATGTCGCCTGCAAATGTTTTCATTTTACCAATGTATGCTGGATACTTTGGATCCTGTCTTAGTCCAGGTGTTTTAACTTCAGACCAATCAGACTTTTTAGTTTGGTATTTTTCTTCAAACTCTTTGTCTGACAATTCTTTCATATCCATAGCTAGGTCTTTCATTTTACCTTCGTCAACATATTTGCCTTCACCTTCACAGTCTGGACAATCATGTTTTTTATGTTCTTCATCGCGATAATCACCTGCACCTCGACAAGTTGGACATTCATATTCTTTGGCTTCCATTGGAACGTCAACATCTCTATCAGCCCATTCTTCCTCAGCATCATCTTGACATTCATCTCTATATTGCTCGTTTGAACACTTAGTTACATGTACTGTGTTTTGTTCGTTGTCTACCTTAGCAGTATACGTGATATCTGTTGGAAAACCACCTGGTCCAGGAACAGTAACTTTACCTTCAAATTCTTCTGGATCAAATCCTTCTTGCACTGTTGACTCTGCCCATTGTTCAAATTCATTAACTTCTTTCATTGACTTACCCTCTAATTCTAATTTAGTCAACACCGGTAATGCCGACTCTACTCTAGTATCTAATAATTTTTCTGTAAATAATTCACGAACTTTATCCATTGTTTCTTGTTCTGGAAGTTCAGTGCGTTGATCAAATGCTTCAAGTGCTTTATGATAACCACGTTTGCCAATCATTGATTTAACTTTGCGTTTAATAGCACCAAAGTGTTTAAGTCCTCTTTCTGCTAATCCAGCAGTTTCAGTATTTTGCCAGTCATGCCCACGAGCATATCTAGTAAATGCACCTAGTGTATTAATATCGCTAACTAACTCACATATATAAGTACCAAAACTATCGTACGGATTACCACCTTCACTAACGTGTCTTGCCATAGCACGACCTGCATATAGTTTAGTAAATGGTAATTTAAAACGTTCGCCCTCTGATGTTTCAACATATAGTGATGCTACATTTCTGTAACGTTGATCACCTGCTTCTTCGTCAATTGGTTTTGAATGTACTATTTTGAGTTTTGCTTCTTTTGTTTGTTTAGTGTATGATGTTTTTTTGAAACCGTAGTATTTAGATTCGTTAATTTCTCTATTCTCAGATACTTGTGCCATTGTCTGCATTGAATATTTAAGTTTATTCATATGCTTTAAACTAAACTCTAACATGTTACGTTTAGAAAAGTGTCTCAATTGATATAAAAAATCATACCATTCTTTCTTATGATCAGAATCCATACCTTTACCAAGCACGTCACCGTAATAAACTTCTAACTCTCCTTCAGGATTAACTGTTACTACTACTGTACCGTAACTGTTATCACCAACTTTATAGTTAAACGAAAATAGATCAGCGTTCTTTGGTTCAGTTGTTTCTTTACCTTTTGCGTCACGGGTTGTTAAATCAAACCCTTTAGCTACTAGTAAATCAAATAATTTTTGTCTTGTGGTGTCTAATGATATCATAAGTGTATTTATCTAAGCTGTCAATTAAATCATAATGAACGGAAGTGGTTCTACAACGTCATCATCGTGATCTCTTAGTTTATCACCTATGTCTTTATGATATTCTTGAAGTTGTTGCATCATACGTACTGCTAATATTGTTGCCATTACTAGATCATCATGCTCACCGGGTTTGGCCGCATAGCTTGTTCCATGTGCTACAAAGTTTTTAAGTTCGCTGACCAATGGTCTCGACTTAATTTTAAATTTACCTGACTCTACTAAATTTTTAAATTTAGCACAACTAGCAATCTTGCTTTTGTTTGTTGTATTAAATCCTTTACGGAAACGTCTGCCTTTACCTATTGCTTTTGTTTCACTTAAAAATGTTCCAGGTATTGATTGTTCTCCGTACTCATCTAAACTAATCAATGCCGCTTCACCAATAGTATTATTTTCAACTGAGTAGTAAATTGAATTTCTATCTTCTATTTGTTCATTCAGGTGTTTGATAATTTCACTAAACACTCTTACTTGTTCGGGTATAGTAGTTTTGTTATGTTTCCATTCTGCTATCTGTGTTGTAGTATTAGCATTAACAACCTGCATGGCCGCAAAGTCTCCTCCTGTTCCTAAACTTGGATCCCAGGAAACTACGTAGATGTCACCTTTCCTTGGTTTCTCATACCAACGCACTTGTCCCATTTGCTGAATTGGTTCTATTCCTGCTAGGTCAATTAGCTTGGTAGGTGCAATAAGTGTTTCGTCGTTGATAATAAATTCACAATCCATCTCACGCCTAAATCGTTCATCTCCCAATGTGCCTCTTTCTCGTTTCGCCCATTCTTCATCTCTGTCTGGATGCTCGTTCCAATATGACCTATATGCTTTAAATCCATTAATGCCTAATTTTGTTTCGTTACCGTGCTCATCCTCGCACTTGTTTGCTTGTTTCCATAATAGTGCAAATTGATCTTCATCTGAGTTTGGTGTTGATGTAATAATTGCTTTACCACCAGTAGTAAGTGTAGGTGATATTGAAGTCCAAAACTCTCGAGCAATAGTAGGTCTAACAAACGCAAACTCATCACAGTATAACATTGATATTGACATACCTCGTCCAGTGTTTTCAGTTGTTGTTTGTGCTACTATACGACTGCCGTTGTCAAACTCTATTGATCCTTTATTGTAACTAACAGCACCTGCTCTGATATGATCTGGACATGACTCATAAGCATATCTAACACGTTGCATAATTTCTTGTGCACCTGCATATTTGTGTGCGGCCACTAACACTGTTGCATCTGAATTGAACATAGCATACCATAACAAATAGCCTGCGGCTGATGTTGATTTGCCTGTCTGTCTAGGCATCATTGATATTGAAAATCTATTTTCGTGATATGCTTCTATTAGACGTTCTTGATATTCATATGGAGTATACTTCATGCTACCATGTACAGGATGCTGTATGGTAAAGAAGTTGCTCATAAAATACATTGGACCCATTACGGGATCAGCACACTTTTTAAATTCTTGAAGTTCTTTTTTTGTGAACTGTTGCTTCTTGTGTGCTTTTTTAATTAATACGCCGTCTAGTGATTTAGCCATGCTACTTCCTTGGCATTGGATTTTCACCTGTTAAGTGAGGTTGTGAGAACCATAACTTAAACCATTCTGGAGACCCTGGGCGAATATCATGTTTTTTCATATATTCACTTTTCTCCGTGGCAGTATGTGATATGTTCTCTCCCATTGTAGGAGTGTCATTTACACCTGCTAGTTGTTTAAGTTGTTCTATATCCATACTATTATTTAACGTCTATTGGTCTCTTTTTAGTGGCTATAATACCATAACTCATTTCAGTAAACTCTTCTCCAGACTTTTTATCTAGTGCTGTTGATTCTAAGTTGTTTGATATATCAAGATCAAACCCAGCTCTAACAAGTAGGTTTAATATCATCTTATCTGTTAATATAGAATAATGGTTTGGGTTTGCTTCATGATTTCTTACGTTGCCAGGTGCCGGTGTTTCAATATATATTTTAGCATCTGGTTTTAGTACTCTATTATACTCTAACAGTGTTATATAAGGAAATGGTGAATGCTCTAATACTTGTCTACAAAAGATAAAGTCTAATGATTCGTCTTTATCAGACAAGAAACTGATATCTTCATCTCTTACTTTATGCTTTTTCTTTTTGCATATTTCAAGATCTTCTCTAGTACCTGCTGTGCCTACAACGTTTTTATATTTTTCTTTTTTCATTATATCTAAGAAATAACCTGGACCACAGCCAACGTCTAATATATTTGCTGACTTTTTAAGTTTGAGTGGTTTGATCATAAGATCATATATTTCTTGTGTTGTAATTTTATGATAATCACTTTCAGGTTCAGCATACACCTGTGTTAAAATAAAATCATAATAGAGTTTAAATTTTACTGAATCAAATTTCATTGAGCATGTCCTTATAGTTGCTTGTTTGTTGTATTGTTTGTATTACTTATAAGGCTTTTTCTGTATACTCAGATTTTTCCCAACCTAATAAGTGGTTAGCTTTCCAGTCATTTTGTGTGAATGCTTTGAGGTGTTGCCATTGGTCTCTTTCACGCCATATCGACCTGGCCGCTTCTTCAAAGTCTATACGTTCTATACGATCTTCAAATTTATATAACTTATCTTGAAACTCATCAAAGTCGTTGAAGTCACATTCAATATGTAACACTTCAAAGATTTCACCGCTTTCAGTAATGTAGTCTAAATCAAAGTCGTAGCCCCACTGTGGTTTAGTACGCAACAATAAGTCTGCTTGTGGTATAGTTGATTTTAGTTCTTGGAGTTGTTCTCGAGCTTGCCCTTCATATGAACAACGGTGTAAGATCATAGCATGATCAAAGTGTAGTCTATCATGATCAATGGTCATCCATTCTTCTTGCCATAGTCTATGATTAAGTATAGGTTGCTCTATAGGGTGGTTTTCCGCTTCGTAGTAGCGTTGTTCTGCTTGACATAGCTCAAAGCCATCTTTGTCGTAATAACGAAAGTCTTTGGCTGTAAGTCCGTCAACAGCTTGTTGGCATCTAGGATTGCGTACTAATGGAACATCAATACGTTGAAACATTACGCTGGGTTGTCTATCAGTATTATGTTAAAAGTTGACGAACAGTCGTTACCTGCTGAACTAGTAAATCCTCGCACTTCAATGTCAGTTTTTTCTAGAAACTGTAAAGGAATTTTATAGTCTTTGGCAAACTGTTGTCCTGCTGATATGATAATGTCTTTGGCATTAAATCCACCATCACCAAATTGTCTGGATGTTAAAAGTGCTGTGGTGTCTGCGTTCTGAGCACCGGCACCTACTATCCATTGTGTTATATATGCTGTCTTACCTGCTGGCACTGTGTACAATGCCATAAATGTTTGTCCTAGACTACTACCGCCACCTGTGCCAACTTTTTGTATCTGTGCTAGTAAAACTCCGCCACCGCCTGTAGCTGAGCGAACTGATATAACACCTTCTGCTTGTCCTGTGCTACCTGTTGTTTTTGTAGTAACACGAAATACTCTTAAGAATTCAGCAGTGCTGGCCCCGTCATCTACGTTAACTTCTTCAGATATTTCATTGTATGTAGCATCAAGTCCTTCAACTGTTACAGTTCTAGCGCCGTTACCAGTGGGATTGTCGTCTCCATCACTTGATGTAACATAAACTGAACTTGCTGTTCCTAGGTATTCATATAAGTCACTGCCGTCCCAAATAGTTTCAATGTTTGCTGACATTGTGGCATTACGTCCAAACTTTTCAATGTATCCAACACCATCTAAGTTTCCTGCTGATAAATCAATTGACCAATCATAATAGTTACCTGTTGTACGTACTACTGGTTGACCAGCAGAATCATACTCCATAGCCTTATGTAGGTTTAATAAGTTAGTTTCTTGTGGGTGTACATAACTGGTTGTATTTTCTCTATCTGCCATATCTAATCATCCGCATATGTTATTCCTGAGCCTGCCTCAGTAAATTCTTCTTCGTAACTTGCATCTCCACCCGAATTAGTTTTCCAAGTAGCTAACCATGTTGCATAAGCTAACTTGGTTGTGGCTCTATCTGCTTTTGTATCTGCAGGAGTAACTGTATTAGTCGCATGAGCTATACCATTCGGATCTCTTGGATCGTTTGGTCTGTTCAATGCAGACTGATCAGGGTCTGATGATGATAGTGTAAGTGCCATATAACTATTTATCAGATTGTGTTGGAATTATTTTTTATATTTGTTTGTGACGTTCTTAGCAGAGCCTTTCCTATCTTTCTTTGGATCCTGTCTGCGTTTTCTATTTACTGCTTGTGCTATTGCTTTTTTACCGCCTTTGGCTCTTAAACTAGCCGCTTTAGACTTTGATAAACATTTAGGTTTGCCTTCTCCTTCTCCGGCATCTCCACATTTACCTATACGTTCGCCTTTAGTGTTATAGCGGTCCCAGCCGCCTCCTCCTGCTCCACCTTTTTTACCTTTGCCAAACCAAGCACGTAGATCTTCTGTTGTTCTTGATTTTTTAGGAGTTTTGCGACACTTCATTTTCTTGTCATGGGAACAATAGTATTCACCATACTGACAATTAAGTTCTGTTATGAAGTCACTAGCTCTCATTTCTTCTTGCTGTTGCCCCAGTTCTTAGCACCTACTTTACGGCACTTAACTAACGCACCACTAGCATATGCACTAGGCCATACTTTGTATCTTGATTTTACTTTGTGATAGCAAGCATCTTTCTTTCCAGCCGCTTCATCAAACTGTGCTTCTGTTAAGCCTTGATCTTCGTGCATACCAAAGTTACCTGACGTAGATGCCTGTTTAATGCCTTTTTCTTCAGCCCAAGCGTCTATTGACATAGCTAGTTGGAAATCAAGCACTGTAAGACCCTTAACGTCAAACGTAGACGTCTTTACTTTAACTTCTGTAACATCTTGTGTTACTTCTGCAAAGTGATCCATTTTCTCAGATAGGTCATTAATAAAGCCTATCATTTCTTCTGCTTGTCTGTGATCTTGGCAAACATACATTGTTTGTATTATTCTATGATCTAACATTTCCCAATCAGGAAGAAACTTGTTTTTAATTTTGTCAAGTTGCTCGTCATTAGGAACAAATTCTTCTACGTCATTGTCTCTGTATTTGCCTTCTTGAAATTCAGTAAACTTCATTTTTTCTTTTCCATTAGCTTAACAGCTTTGTTATAGTCTTTCATGTTAATAGCACCTTCACGTAGAAGTTTTTCTCTATTAACTAAATGCTTTGCTTCAACTTCGTTTTTTGATCCACCAAAGTATGCTACACAATGTCCAGATTCAATCATAACATCTGTTGCCATGTTGCCGTCATTGGTTATAAAGTCACCCAATATACGTCCAAACTTACCTTTGGCATCATACTTCTTACACTTTAGAACTGATTTTTTACCTAGCAATGATTTAAGTTTATCCTTTGCGGCTAACCCAAATACTTTTTCTACTTTGTCTCTTGTGCGACTTTCTGGTGTGTCAATGCCCATTATGCGAACACGTTCTTTAACTAATACTACGCCAAAGCCTAGGTCAATGTCTACATCGACAGTGTCGCCATCTACTACTCTTTTAATTGTTACTGCATATTCGTACATGTTAATCTCTTATATCTGCTAACATGTGATCTACAACTTGTACATCTTCTACCAATGCACTTTTGCAATTACAATCAGGACAGTCATAACACTCTGTACATGATTGACCGCAATGGCATCCACATCCACAGTTTGCACATTTGCTCATTATCTAGGGTATCCTTTAAAAGGTTGTATTGTTGATTGAGTGTTTGTATCTTCTGGTTCAGCACTAGGGCCTTTAATCATTTCATGACAGTCAATGCCTAATGCTTCGCAGGCCGCAAGATACATTTTCTTTTCTTCTTCTGTATATGTTCCAATAAAAAACTTATTTCCCATCATTGATTCTGAATCAATATCATCCATTGCCTCAGGATATCTTCCCATAAGCATACTAGCACGGTAAAGACCATAGTATCTATCTGCGTTCATTGCAGTCATTGCTCCTGGACTAGCCGCGGCATGTGTAGATATTGGTTTACCTGGTGTGTTTCTTTTCTCAGTAACAAATTCTTTTGCTTTCATATTTCTTCAGTGACTTCTATAATTAATTGGCCTTGGCCTTTTATTAGTCTATGATACTCTTCTGCTTGTATAAAGTAGCTTTGTCCATTAACTAATTCTTCTGGTAGTTCATTATCAAACTGTAACTTCCACCCTTTACCTTCTTTAACTACTATTCTTCTATCATTTTTATCGCGATGCCATACTAACTCTTGATCATCAACTGTTTCTTCAAAGCGTCTATACTTTACATTGCCTAAGTCGACTTCAAAATATGGATTGTCTTTACCAGTAGAAATTTCCGCCACCACTTAATCCTAAACTTTTAGCATATCTTGGAAGATTACAACTCCAATAACCTGCTTTGGTTTTATCTTTTTTAGTGTCGCATCTATGTCTGGCGGCAAAATTCTTGCGTGCTTCTGGGTCGCTTATTTTTGCAGTTAGCCCTGTAACGTTATCACCAAATGAAACTTTCTTAACATTACCTGTTTTAGGGTCTTTAACGTACACTTGATACTTACGTCTACCACCACGTTTAGGTTTGTTAAGATCTACATCTCTTCCTTGGTACTCTGCTTCTTGCATTGGGCTATCTAGAGGAACACGTTGTCCTTCATACATATCAAATTGACCAATGTCTGTTTCAGTAATTAATGCACGATCTAATGCTGTTAATTCAATACTACCTTCGTTGTACTGTTGTCTAACATTATTAAATAGCTTGTAGTAGTTTTCGCTACCTGCTCTAAATACGCTTTCAAAAAAAGGCACTTGGTTTGTCAAGTGCCATTCTATTGATTCTTTGATGACGTCTTTGGTTATTTCACCAATACGCATATTACTCGCCTTTGTATTCTTTATATAAGTCTGTTAGGCTTTCTTCTAGTTCTTTGCTGTCATGCAAAGGAAATGAATTACCTTTTAATGCTGACTTATCTTTAGGTCCATTTAAACCACCTGACTGTTTGTTTAACTGCGTATCAACATCAGTTGTTTGTGGGTTAGGTGAATTAGCTAGTTCTTCATTAGCTTCTTCAGCTTCTGGCTCTTCTTCACCTTTGTATTCTTCATAACCTTGTGGTTGACCAGCTAGTTGCATCATTTGTTTAACCATATCAACATGATCACCTTGAGCATTAATATTAACTGACTCTTGGCCTTCATCATTGATTGTTTGTGTTACTTGAACACTTTCATTAACCTGTTCTGCTTCTTCTGTAACTACTTCCTCTTCTGGAAGTTCTTCAGCTAGCTTTGATTCAAACGCTCTTGTTAGTTCATCTACTTCTGTTTCTTCAACAGCTTCTTTAGCAGGACGACCACGACCACGCTTTGGTGCGTTTGGATCTACTAATGGATCAACTGGTTCTAGTGAAGTAACTTTTGACCCTGTGTCTGTATATTTGTAATGTCTACGTTTACCGTCTAAGAATGTAACAGTAAATCCTGCTTCATCATCTTTGTACGGATCCATTTCAACTTGGTGACCAGCTTCTTCATGTTTTTTAATAATGTCAGCAACATGTTCTGGGCTATATGCTTCTTCAATTGACTCATATGCTTCTTCAACACCACACGCTTTCATAAATCTTTCTTTGTCAAAACGTGGATTCATTGCCTTAAATTTATTACAGTAGTCTTTTGCTTTAGCTGTACGATCAGCCATATCTGGATTATCTTTAAGTAAGTCAGCTACCATTTGGAAGTCTTTTCTAGTAGGTCCTTCAGCAACAACTTCTTGTGCATCGTCCTCATGTACTTCAATTTCTTCTTTAACTTCTTCTACTTCTTCTTTATCTTCTTTTTTGTCTTTTTTAGCATCTAGCATTTTTTGAAATGCCGCTTTCTGTGCAGGACTTTGAGCTTCAGTAATAACTTCTTCTTTTGTTTCTACTGACTCGTTTGTTGTTAAAGTATCACCAACTACTGCTATTGTATCAACACCTGCTAGTTTAGCAATGTCTTGTGGAGTTGATGTTGGAGTATATTCTGTGTATGTACTTTCTGCTGTTACTGCTGGAGTTTGTTCAGCAACTGCTTCTGCTGGTGCAGTAGTCATTGCTTCTGCTGATTTAATAGCCGCTGTTTGATCTTCAGTCGGAGTTTCAATCTGCTTTAATTTATCTAATACGTTTTGCATGTCCATAATGTTTAGTCCTATTATCTAGCTGAGCTTTTAGGCTCTGGCTTTTTGTTTTCAGTACTACCCACTGGACTCTTATCGCCCATCGGTAAGTCGTTAGTAGATTCAGCTTTAGGGGTTTCGCCTCCTGCTACTTCAAATTTAGCATCACCTGGATTTTCAATATGATCTTCTGGTTTAGCATGTTTTTCTTTTGCTTCTTTTTGTTCTTTAGTTTCTTCTGGGTAATCTTTTTCTAGTAAAGGAGCTTCTTCAGCTTCTGCACCTTCATTGTTTTCCCATCCATCTGCAAATGCCGAAGTAACAATTTTAATTTGTGATTGTGGCTTACGTGTGCATGCTTCAATCATTTGAAATAGTTCTTGCTGGCTTGCTGGATAATTTAATTCAACTTCAAACATACAAACTTCCATGTTTTTAACACCTGGAAAATCTAATGGATCTTCCATAACTGGAGTTGTTTTAGGCTCAGTCATTTTAATAATGTCATAACGCCCTAATTGTTCTTCTAAATGTTTAATACAGTCAGCATCACAGCCTCCTGCTACTTTAATTTTGTAAGAGTAAGTTTGAGCTGACTCTGTTAAATATTGTGTAAATGTTTTCATATTTTTTTATTCCCCTATGGTAGTATTTATGCTACTACTCATCTTTTGGTGTATCTTTTTTTAGTAATTCTTTTAGCAGTTCATTTCGATCAAGGACCATTCCTTCTCCTTGTTCAACATCATCTGTTTCGTTTCTTTTATCTTGCAGTTGTCTTTCTTTTTGATCTAGTTGTGCTTTCTTAAGTTGTAGATCAACCATACGTAACTTTTTGTTTATTTTAGCAGTTTTTGCTGTAATAGCGTGTCCTAGTAGTCCACTAGCAACACCAAATATCTCTGATGAAAAGCGTGAGTCTACATTCATACCTAAGTCCATTAAGTCTTTGTATGAATTTTTAGCCATATCTGCTAGGTCATCCATTTCATTGTCGCCGGCTTCTAGTCCTCTAACACTTGGAAGTGCATCTTCAATTTTTTCTATGTTAGTTAATGTTTCTTGTGGTAACTGTGGCTTAGCCTTTGTTTCTTGAGGCAAAGGTTCTGTAACATCAACCTCTTCTTTGTCTTTAGGATCTAAGTTAAATATTTCTTCTAGTTTCTTTGTCATTATCTTGCCCCACTTCTAAATATATCTTCTTCTGTAACTACTCTAAACCGTAGTCCGTTTTGTTTACACCATCGCATTGCTTGTTCCCATTTAGCATGATTAATTGCTACTGTTTCTGCTAGCCTACGATTTTGATTTTTACTTTCAATTATACTTTGATTTTTAGGTTTAATTTCTACCAGCTCTGTTATTAATTTACCTGTTTTGTCTTGGTACTGGACTAAAAAGTCAGGAATGTAATTTGTATTTTTACCTGTGAACGGGTGTTTGTAAGGGATCTTAACACATTCACTTGCCCACTTGACTACGCTAGGATGCGAATCACAAAATTGCATAAATGCACTTTCCCAACTAGATCGATAGGTTGGTGCTTTACTTCCTACAAATTTTTCTGGATTTTTTACAGTGAACTTACCTTTGTGAAATCTAGCCATTAGCTACACCTGCACGTTTCTTGCGGCATAGATATTTGGTTGTTGTACATTTGTAACGCCTAACAATGTTGCTTTTGATCTTAAACCATTAAGATAGTAAGCAATAGTAGCATTTACAGAAACACCATCTTGACCTTTCATTTCCTCAAGTATGTCTAATGCAGACTTTTCATACCCTGTAGCAATTTGAAATACTACTCCTGTAAAGTCATCTGCAATATTTGGATTTTGATATAGATCTAAAAAATATGCTCTAATAAGATCATACTCGTTAATATCTACTTTAATTTCTCTTTTATAGAAGCTGTCAAAGATTATTATAGATGCATCAGTGTCTGACTTTTTAATGTTAACTGTACTCATACTTCTATTTAACCCTAATTGTACTACTGGTTAGATTATCTACTGGTGCTGGCGATGTTCGTAGTCCAGAATCTGACAACGGTTTTTCTATTTTTGGTTTAATTTTGGCACCGCTCCTATTTGCAAAAGCTACAACTTCTGCATTACTCTTTGTAATATCTGTACTAATTTCTGGAGTTGAGTTATATACTGATCCATCAGGTCTTCTATAAACGTCTGTTACTATCATTCTTCCTATAGTTGCAGTTTGTGCAGAGACTCCAGCACCTCCTGCTGTATTGCTATCAGCTACCGCACCAACCACTACTCCTCCAGCATAACTAACATCTTCAAGAGTTGTTCTTCTTTCTAAAACAGTTCCTACAGGCCACCCTGGCGGATTAAATATTTCTTCTTGAGATGTAATTGATTCAGCTTCGACACTGACAGCACCAATACCAGCAACACCAACATTTTGTCCGTTACTTGTAGCTCCAGAATTTCTTACACGTGTCTCATTTTGTGCCAATGGTGCTAATGACCCTCTACTTTCTTCAATTACTTGAGCTCTTGTTTTAGCTTTTTTTGTACTAGGACTAGGAAATACTGTTGCTGATGTTGCTGGATTGCCTGTTACTTTTCTAATTTCTTTTGAAGCTTCAGCATTAATCTCTTCTTTAAATGTATCATTTGGATCATCTATCTTACTGTAATTATAAACAGCAGAACCACCTTTAATTACTGCACCCAATAAATTACCTTGTGATAAATCTTCAAATGCACCTACACCAGCATCTAATATTCCGCCCTGACCAAAGAAGGAGTTAGTGGTCCCTGGACGGCTTAGTGAACTTGGCACTGTATCATAGTGTTCTGAACTATTGAATCCTGGTACTTGACTTTTTCCAATAGCACCACTACCATATTTTACTGATTCAAATTTGATAGTCATTGAGTTTGACATCGAATCGCCACCTGCTGAATAATCATAAGTGTCGTGTCTAAAGTCTGTAATAATTGGATTAACTAATGTGTAAGAAACAAAGCTATGTTGATTAAATCCATATATTGTAATATCTCTAAAGAACTGAGGCTTGTCAATTGCTCCACCAACACCTTCGCCTATATATCCCCAATCGTTACCTATTTTATCTGGAGCATATATATCTCTAGCATTTTGATCTGCTTGGTTACCGCGACTTGCTGGTCCTTGAATACCACCAAATATATCGTCGGTATTTATTGGAAGTATACCGTTAACAAAGTCACCAATGCCTGTACCTGATAATAGATTAGTTGATTGTGTTGATTGATTTCCGCCGTAGGCTTGAGCAGGATCTTTATAGAAATAGTTGTAGTATGCAAACCATAATGATCTTACAATATCACTTGAATCATCATGGAAGTCAACTTGTACTGGTTCGTAGTTAATTTTAGTTTGGATGTTACGCTTTCTATTGTATTGATTCATCGTTTCAATATCAAACGTATAGTTTGGTAGTTGAATAGATTTAGTCAACACACTGACACGCGAACTATCTCTTGCGCCGAAGAGTTTCGTTAGTCCAGGTATCTCAGTTGTATTAACATTGAAATACACATGGAAAAGGTATTTTAACCTAGGTGCAAGGGCATATCCAGCAGATGTAAAAGTTTTGCTGGCGTGCCTGTAGTCTTTTAGATAATCACCACCCAAGAACCCCTTCAAAACATTGTCGAAGAAGCCTGCCATAGTCTATTAACCTGTTACTACTGTGCCTAGTGCTCTACCAACTTCTGTGCCTACACCGTCACCAATTGGTGTTTGTATAGCATTATCAAATCTAATCGATGCTGTTACAGTTGCTGGAGCTGAATCTGTATATGTTAAGTCGTTATAGTTAACTGAAGTCAAGTAACAACCATATAGTTCCCATGTTTCTAAAACAACTGGTTCATTAGCACCGTTACCACCGTCTAATACTTCGCAACGTGTAATAAATTTATAGTCAATACCTGCTGAAGCAGATGATTGTTCCATAAAGTCAAATTGTTTCTGTAACTGTTCGCCCATTAATTTTGCAACGTTGCCGCCTGCATCATCACGGAAGTTTACTGTTACGTCGTCCCATGTATGTTTACCTGCCATTCTCATTTTTGAGTTATAAAGATCAATTGTAATATCTTCAAACGAAACTGATGGTCTAGTAAAGTCCATTACTTGTTTTGTTAATTCTGTTCTTGGTGTTGAAACACCTAAGTTTTCAAATACTGCTCTAAAGCGGTACTTGAGTTTTGGCATCAATAAGCCTTGCGTTGATGCACTCTGATCGCTCGCTAAAGGTACAGTCATTTTTGTTAATGATGAAACCGCCATTTGTATATCTCCTTCTTGTTATGCAAGTATTTATCACTCTGCAGTCACAAAAAATGGCTCCGAAGAACCATTATCTGCGTATATAATTACTTATACTTTTATAAATTACCTGCTTCAATTTCTCCAGTGTTTTTAATTCTTACTGGAATGTAAATGAACTCAACTGCTTTAGTTGGTTCAATAGCAATATCAATATAAAGTTCATTTCTATCAATTCTTGCTGGAGTGTTGTTTGTTTCATCACAAACAACTAGGTAATCGTAAATACCACGTTTAGCAGTAATATCGTTTAATAACTGTTCTACTGCATTCTTAACTTCGTTACGTGTAATTGTATCATTTGGTTCAAACATAAATGCTTTACCAGTTGCTTCTAATTTACCACGTAAGTATGCAACTAATCTAGCTACGTTAATTCTGTCTAGTGCTGATGTAGCACCTGCAACAGTTTTGTTACCGTAGTTAGTTAAGCCGCTACCTGGAACAAAAGTTAGTGGGTTAACATTGTTTTCATATAGAGTGTCACGTACTGATTCTCTGTTTGCAACTTGTTCAAACTCACCAGTTGCTGTAACATAACCTAATGCTGTAACATTGTCAATTAAACCACGTCTGTTACCTGCTGGAGCTAACCATGGATAACCTTGCTCGTCGTTTCTAATAATTGTTCTTAATATCGCATGTGATGCTGGAACAACTACTGCTGTGCCTGTTAAGTCATTTGCTCTAGCTGACGGATAAAATACTGACGCATATGGATCATTTGTTACTAGTCCATCTTCACCGTCTGTACCTTCACCACCTGCATCGCTTGCCCAGTTTTGTAACGCTGTTGAGTTATCTGATAATCTAAATGGTGTATCACCAATAACAAAACCAGTGTTGTTTCTGTCATTGTTAAGTGCTACCATATTTTGAATTAACTCTGGATAACCTGGAGCCGCTAATAAGTTAAACTCTCTTTGTTCTTCACGTATTGCTGTGTTTGTATCAATGCCTGCTTTCATAGCCGCTACCACAACTTGACGTTGTGCTTTTCTACCCATGTAAGGTGAACCATCTGCTTTATTACCTGACACAGTTACCCACGCATCTTTGTTTGTTGGTAAGCTAGCATCTGGAAAGTCAGTTGCATTAAAGTAATCTGTTTTATATTGTTTAACTGTGTAACCTGAACGTCGTGTGTTAAACAATAATGTACCTGCTGGATATAGTGCCGCACTCGGTGCATCTGCATCTAGATAGTTGCTTGATGCTAGTGCTGTAATAGTTGCTATATCTCCACTTACTGGATCAACATCTGCTGTTGACCAACGAGCGTCTGCAAATAAAATACCGTTTTCTGTTGTTTGATCTGCGTTATCAATAGTTACCCATTGATCAGTTCCGTCAACACTTTCCCAACGTTTAACTATTGGATAGTTTTCTAAGTCACTTGAGTCTAACCATAAGTCACCATATGCTAATGCTGTTTTAGCAGTATCGTTCTGTGTTGTTGGTGCACTTGCTGATACTTGAATACCTTTAGCATTTGTGTTAGAAAGATTGAATCCTCTAACATCATTTGTTACTGTTAGGTAACCTTTCCAGTTAGAACCATCATGTACTAGCATGTCAACTTCGTCAACTGCTGAATGATACCAGTATGTTAAGTTAGCTGGATCCTGTGTAGGTTCAGTTGCTTTAGCTTCATATGTTAATGAGTTCCAGTTTGAAAATATAACTGTTGAACCGTCTGCTTTAACTCTTGTGTTAGCACCTAAATCAGCTAACGCTGAAATACCAAACGCTTCTAATGTAGCTGTATTTGTTGTATCTTTAATTTCAATAGCACCACCTTGTGTATGCTTAATTGTTAAGAATCCATCAGTTACTGAAGCAACAGTGTTAGCTACACCAGCAGTATTAAATGCTGAAGCATAGTCTTGAATTGTTGTACCACTAACTGTAGCTGTAACTGCTGTTGTCATTGTTGACGAACCTTTCGCACTAGCTGAGATAGTAAATTCTGAACCTGTTGTAATTGTTGGATTAGCTGTTGTTGATGTTACTGTTGTTTCGCCTGTTTGTGAACGAACATGTAATTTTAATGTAGCTGTATAGTTTTCAGACCAATCTAGATATCCGTATACTACACCTGCTGTAACATTTCTACCGCCGCCTGCTGGATCAAGTTCTTTATTTGCTGTGGCATCATCAGCGTATAATGGAACTGTGATTGTAGTCCAAGCATCTGTAGCTTCATCATACTGTTTAACAACAATGTTAGCACCATTGTTAACTGAAGTAGTTTTTTGCCATAAAGAGCCTGTTGGACGTGCAGTTGTGTCAGTTGATTTCCAACGTGGTAAACTTGTATGCTTAGCCTGTGTAAATTCTGGAGCATATTTTGTACCAGCTGTAATACTTAAATCTGTTAGTAGTGTACCTGTGCCTGCTATAATATCCCATGCACCATCACCTGCTGATCCTTCTGGAGTCACATCTGAGTCTGCATAAATTTCTAGCTTGCCTTCAACAGCGGCCGCAGTAATACCAGCAATTGATAAAGTGTTAATATCACTTGCTAACGAAGTAACAGTTGTACCTGAAGCAGTAACAGTTATACCATTAATAATAATAGTATGTCCTGCTGTTAGTACTGGATTAGTTGTTCCGCTTTGTACTGAGTACCAAGCATTTTGCCAATCGTCTGATCCAACTAATACCCACGCACCTGCACTATTTTTATAGTAAACTGGATTTGCTGTGTTAGTTGTAACCACTGCATAATCACCAATTGCGCCAACTGATGCTTTTGGAACACCACCAGTTAAGTCGTCTGTTGATGTAATTGCTACTGGTACTTTATTTGTAAATTTACCAGTCGTTGCACTAAATTCAAATAAACCCCATTTAGTTTCTGCAGTGTCTAACCAGTATGAATTATCATCTGCGTCACCAACTGGTCTAGTTAGTCTTGCTGATAGTGCCGCTAAGTCAACGTCAACACGTTGAACGTATGCTCTGTTAGAAACACCTAACACTGAGTGAGCGGCTAATAATCCGTATTCATTAAGTTCGTAGCCATTTAATGGAGTACCGTTAGTACTTGAATAAAAGAATGGACTACCGTATAGTGATGCTAGTTCTCGTTGACTAGTCACTAGTTGTATGTTGTTTGCGTTTGCGGCAGTTGTTGCTGTCGCTACTCCTGTTCCTGTACCACTTACTTTATTTTGTGCTGTTGCAATAAGCAAATAAGGAACTGAATTTGTTGCGGCTGGTAAGTATTGACTTTCGTCAACTACGCTTACTTCTACGCCTGGGGATACTAATGCCATAATATTTTCCTCGTTTATAATTCAGTATATAACTGTTACGAATATTTATACGATTAGACCTAAATCACCCTGTTATGTGAGCCTTTGCAAAGGTTTTCTACTAAATACTGCTATGAAACGCCCTATATGCAAGGCCTGTAATCAATTTCCGGCCGCTATCAACTATAAAAAAGACGGTAAAACACATTACCGTAGTCGGTGTGCAGTTTGCATTAATAAGAACCGCAAAGTAAAACCACCTACACCAAGATGGCGTTTAAAAGGATATGTTAAAAAGTCTACGTGTGATATTTGTAAATTTAGAGCAAAGCATGGTAGTCAAATACAGGTATATCATATAGATGGAAATTTAAATAACACAGAATTAATTAATTTAAGATCAGTTTGTTTGAATTGCAGTGCTATTCTTCAGAAGCAGGATTCTTCTTGGAAGCCGGGTGATATCAGTCCTGATGTATAATATAGTCAGATAGTAAAGATTCTATTTGTTCATACAACTCATCCATAGAACCATTATTATCTAATGTATGATTAAACTTAGTACCAATCCAATCATACTCACTTCGATGTATACCTGAGTCTTCTAAACTGCCGCCAGCCATAGCAATTTGATACCAGTCTGGTTTTTCAAATCTAGTAACTTCTACACAGACCGCACCTAAGTTTCTTAACATAGCTACTTCATTTTTAAATCTAACATCTGAAATAACAATGTTATCATCTGTTTTTCTAAGTTTATTTTCTAAGCTAGCTATCCACATATCATCGTGAAAATTACTTCTGATAACATCAGTGCCAACATACTGTAAGATCCAACGAGGAGTAAGCTTGGGCATATCTAAACGTTTTGCCCACCATTCATCTACTTGTTCTCTCCACTCTCTGCTTGACTTTGAGCGTCCTTCTAACATTTCTCTATCCCAACCAAACACAGCACTTATGCCATCTTTGAGATTCCCAGCAAAACTTTCTCTTCTAAATCCATAATTATTTACAAGATAGTCTGCTACAGTATCTTTGCCGTTTCCTGCTACTCCGCTAAGTGCTATTATCATTTTAGTTTGTTTATCCCTAGGTGTTTAACACAATCTTGTAACATTTTAATTTGTCGTTTACAGTCATCTAGTGCATGATGGCTAGCAGACTTGGGTTGAGGCAAATCTGGCCAAAGAGCATAAACAGTTCTAGCATCACGTACACTCCAAAACTTCCAAGGTAAAGGAATACCATGTTCTTTGAAAGCATGTTCTAGTATGTTCATATCAAAACAAATGCCATTTGCCCATATACGATCACTTTGCCATATCAGTTTACCAAGTTCGTCTAAACAGTCGTGTAAATCTCTTCTTCCTACTTCTTCAAACACTTCTCGCTGTGCTTCAGGTCCTTGTTGGGCCCACCATTCAATAGTAGTATCATCTGTTTTACGATTAGGCTGACTTTCTGGAGTAACTCTAGCATAGAAGTGGCGGTCAGGCCATCCTGTAGATAAAGGATCAAATACCTGTGCCGCTATTGTCATAACCATAGCATCAGGTCCAGTTGCGAGTGTTTCTATGTCAATCATTAAGTCCATAATGCGTATTATAGCATTATCAAATTAAATGGTCAACCTATTTGAATTTTTTTGGCTTTCTACTTGGACGTGTTGCTCTTGTTGGGCGTGTTGCACGTTTTTTGATTTTTTCTGTTGGTTTACGTCTTTTTTGATTAGCACGTTTTTGTAAGTCTCTACGATGAAACTTATTTAACGACTGCATAATACGACTTGCTACATTTAATCTTTTTGTCTTTTTGGCTCTGCGTGCCGCTCTAACTTTAGTTCTAGCACGAGTCTTTTTCATTTTTGCTCGTTTAGCAACATCAATAGCACCGCCACAGTCTGCAGGTTTTGCTACAATACGACCTGCTCTTGGTCCACTGTCGCATCGCCATTTCATCTTAACTTTAGCTGACCCACCGGCTCCACCTTTGCCCGAGCGAGCAAAAACAGCACCTTCAGTTATAATTTCTGAAATTTTCATTAACCAATTATCCAAGTAAGTGGTTGACTGTGATCAGTGTATGTTGCTAACTCGTCAATCAGTCTGTCCATTTCGGCTTGTGATTCAGCTTTAAGTGATGCACCATTAAGTGCTGTACCACCTTGTGGACCTGCGATAGAGGCAAACTTCTCTCTTGCTTCACCAATAATCATTTTACTTGCCGCAAATGTATAATCTCTTAGCCATTGCTTCATTGCATTGTCTTGTAGTAATACTATCTCAGGTTTCTGATTGTATGTCCATAACAGTATTTGTTCGCCTGATGATTTAGGATCACGGACTAAACTTAATACTTTAGTCACAGGGTTAAATGTATAGTTCATGTAACCGCCAAACATTCTTGCCGCCATTTCTACATACTGAGTGTACATATCATATGTTGCTAGGCCACCTGCTTGTGAATAGTTTAATAGATAAACGTTTAAAGTTGCTGATGAAAAAGGATCAAAACTTGAACTATATGGGCCAGTACTGTCACCCATTGTACGTCTAAATACTTGTCTAACAGAACTA